AGCTGGCTTTCGGTTGTTGCGTAACGCTGGTTCGCTTCTTCCATCAACGCAACGTTGTTTTTCCAGGCGTCAGCAGACATGATAAGGGCTTCTTCAAGCACATCGTAAGCATTAACCAGGTTCAGCAACATCGTTCTTTGGCCTACGGCAGTAAAACCAAGCTCGTCAAGTACAGCCACCGCACTCTTGCCGCTGGCTTCGCTTTCTTTCAATCCTTTGATAAATGCTTTGATAGCACCGGCTGCATCGTCACGGAAAGCAGTCTGAAAGTCTTTTGCGGACATACCGGCAACTTTCGCAAAACTGTTAAGACTTTTTCCGCCTTTCTCAACAGCAAGCTGCAATTTGCTTGCAAAAGTTCCGAAGTTCGTGCCACCAAGCTCAGCTTGCATACCAGTAGAAGCAAGCGCGGCAGAGAACGCAAGTATATCTGACTGCGTAAGGCCGACTGTAGTGCCGACGGACGCCATCCGCATACCCATCTGCATGATGTCTGCTTCAGTAGTCGCAAAATTGTTACCCAAAGCAACGACGGTAGAGCCGAGATTTGTAAACTCGGACTGGTCCATTTTCGTGATGTTCGCAAACTGCGCAAACATCGTGGAAGCAGATTCTTCGGTAAGGTTTGTAGCAACCGCCATAGCAGCGATTGCCTCGGTAAAAGTATCGAGGTTTTTAGCCTGGATTCCAAGTTGTCCGCCAAGCTCCATAATATGCGAAAGTTCTGTTGTTGTCGCCGGAATCGCAAGCGACATGTTTTTGATGCTGTTGGAAAGATTGTCAAAAGTCATGCCAAAGGACTTTAGTTCGTCCAAATCAACAGTTTTCATTACGCCAGCAAATGCGCTTTCGTATTCGATTGCGGCACCCACGACGCTTTGGGCGGCGTTTTTCAACGTATTAGTTACAGCAAGGGTCATAGCAGCACCAGCGATACCCAAGGTTTTACCGATTTGTCCAGTCTTTTGCTCAATGGTCTTCATCGCATTATCAAGACCTTTGGTGTCTATGCCGAATGAGGCAAACAACTCACCAACTTTTAAGGCCATGCTGCTACCTCCTTAGTATCTCGACAAAACAGATGTAAAAAATTCGTTGGCGGCGGCTTCGTCGTCAACGTCTGTTGTGTCAGGTTTATCGTCTGCCGCTCGTATCTTTACTGCGACAGCGCTATTGGGATTCAGATTATTTACAAGAACGAGAAATCGTCTCCAAGACATGGAATCTATCTGCTCCATCAAGTCGATACCGTAGTCACGAATAAAATCGGCTTCAATCGCATCCCATAAATGGAGCAGGTTTACTTTTTTACCGGTTTTGTCGAAGGTGCAGCCACCTTACCGGTTTCATCATCAAGCTCTTGCACTTCGTCATCTTCTTCGTCAACAGAGTTGATGGTTTTGAACACGTGCTGTACAAGGTTGGCGAGGTCGGCTGCGCTCATTCCTTTGGCGCAGATTTCGTTAACTGCTTCTTTACCAAACAAAATGTCCGCCGCCTTCATAACAAGCTGGACGCTTGCGTCATCATTCATGGCTTCTTCGGAACGTGCCATCATGACAGGCACAATTGCAGGAATTTCACCAGGCACTTTGTAGTCCTTGCCAAACACGGTGACGGTGATTGTTTCTTTCTTTTTTTCAGACATAAATTTATCGAAATTAAGAACCTTGCTCACAATTCGGAGCCTCCTTCTCTTTTAATTGCACAAGAAAGGGGAGAGCGATATAAACGCCCTCCCCGGTTGAGTGTGTCTGGAATCAGGTAACAGTAACAGCAAGAGTAACGGTCTTTGCGCCGTTCACAGAAGTGACTGTAATTGTTGCGCTACCAGCAGCAACGGGCGTAAGCGTGAAGCCTGTCTCCGTCACAGCGCTAACAGTTACAACGGAACGTTTGTTGTTAGAAACTTTGAAACGTTTGTTGCTTGCTCCTTCAGGCGTGAACGCAACGGTGATGATTTTGGGCCCGTCGCTCGTAGTCATGGTGAGGGTGCCAGACAAAGACGTTTCTCCGTCTTTCAAAGCGATGGAAGTAACAGCGACATAGGGGAGGACTTCTGCCTCACCTACCTGTTCCAGCTCAAAGCTGACAGTAGAGCCGCTATCGTCGTTTCCTTCTTCTTTCGAAGTTACAATATAGTCAGCTTGGAAAGCGTGACCATACGGCGAAACAAACTTGAGTGTGGCATCACCATCACAACCAGCTAAATCAACATAGCTGGTCAAGAGTTCTTGGCCTTCATCGACTGCGCCTGTCACTTCGTCCACAACAGGCTTGCCTTCAAGCGACACAGAGCTTGAACGTTTCGTTACATACGGTTCGGTCCAAATATCAGTGTCGGCGGAACCGTCTTCTGTTTCGGAAGTAATGTTGCGGGTCATGCTGTTTAGTCCAAAGATGCGGACAAATTCTTGAGTGCCCACATCTAAGATAGAAATAAGCCAATGCCGGATATTAACCGGGCATCCATTTTTTCTGCCTTTAGCCATATCGGATTTTCCTCCAATCCAGTTATTAAATTAGTAACAGTATTTGACGGTAAAATTGCTTGAATACAACTCCCTTTGCTTTGCATCGGCACCAAGGCCGTTTGAACCATTCATGAGTTCGATTACAACGAAAGGTCCGTCACCGTTCAGGAATCCGCTAAATCCATGCAACGCATCCACAACAGCTTGGGAAAGCATGTATGCGTCTCTTGTACTGTTGGCGCGTGTAAATATCTGGATTCTTGCGCCCTGGTCAGAGCCAGGGAATGAGCTGTCGGTTGAGTACACGCTGATGCATGTGTCTGGCTTGTCGGGCATGATGCCCCAGAAGATATTTCCCTCGACTTCGTCAGTGTTGAGAACGCCAACACTTTCAAACTCAAGGTGCGATGCGATTTGCTCAATCAGGTTTAACATTTGTTCTACCTCACTTTTTCTCGCTTGCTCATTCTATCTCGCTGGCCATGCCACGCCCTGCCAGGGTAAGCATTTCAGACTGCACAGTTTTGTTGTACACGGGGTCTTCAAGGTACTTAGCTTTTCGGCCTCGCTGGTGTTTGTAACGTAAGTTTTCGTGCTGACGAATAGCGTAGGGGGTATCATATGATACCGTTCCTGCGCTCCCGTCTGCGTTTACATCCACATAGCACGAGTTTTTAAGCGGGCCTTGGTCAAGCGGTACTTGGTCCTTACTGACAGACGCAAGGTGGTCAAGTGCCATATGCGTACCTTTTCTCCCTCCTGCTTTGGTAACTGCGGAAACAAGTACTTTATCAAGCTTAAAGGTTAACTTTACCGCTTTACTCATTCGAGATAAACCTCAAGGTGGCTATCATTAAACCCAGCAGCAATCACACAGTTAATAACAATATAATCGTTGCCGTTTACCGTAACTTTGCTTTTCGGTTTAATCGGTTCGCCTACACAGAACATGAGTGCGTTTGCAACAACTTGCTCAAGCGCACCGTCTGCGTTTTTGTAGGTTACTTTGAGGTTTGCTCCTCGCTCAAGCCGGCATTTCCTTCTTTCCGCTTCACCGTAAATCGGCTCACCGCTGCCTTGTCGCAGATAAGGCAGTACGATTGCTTCTTGCTGCAAGAACAGGTTAATCAGTCCCATGCCAAGCCTCACCCAACCCCTCTGTACAAAAGACCTTCTTTAAGCAACAAACCGTAGGCTGACGGGCAAATATTTGACCTGGTAAGCATTCCTGAAAACGCCCCTTTTTGGAAGGTCATACTAAATTTGCCAATCTGGAAACCCAAAGTTCCTTCAGGTATTCCGGTAATGTCTGCCTTGCTTGCTATGGTTTTTTCATGCTCAATTTGCAGTTCAACCGCTAAATTGAAAGCTAACTCTTGGCTGTCTGTCTCAACCGTGTTCGGAAAGATAAAGGTCTGCATCTTTAGTTTCATATCGGCAACTTCTTCAACGGTTGCAGGACCAAAGTCACCGTGGATGTCTATCATCTGCAATCACCCCTCTATCAAGCAAAATCAGAGGAACAAGGGATAGGGAAATGCTCGCTATCCCTATATCCTCAAGCGCATTAAGCCGCCGTCTTGACAAACACCGCAACAATGGTGACCTGAGTTGCGCTGTCACGGGTGACAGTCACGCTGCTCGCAACGGAAGTGGCAGGAATACCAGTGACATCAGCTTTCGAAAAGTTGCTGACGAACTGGTAGCCAGAAGCAGCCGTGAGCACGACGGTAGCGGTGTATACGGTATTACCCGCAAACGCTGCATCGTCCGGGCTCCAGGAGATAGCACCAGTATAGCCAACACCGTCAGCATAGGTGGACTGGGGCGTACCAGCCTTGACGGGCTGGGTCACATTGAACACCGCAGATTCGATGTCGACAACATTGGACGGTTGCAACACAGCAAAGGGATAGTAGGACAAGCCGGATACAGGGTTGACAGGTTTGGGCAACGCCCAGCCAAGGCGCATAACCGCTCTCAACGCTACACAGTCCTGCTGTGCAAGGTTGAGGATGACCTTGCCGTTGCTGTCCGTGATGGAAGCTTGGTCAAGGATTTTATAGGTCACGTCTTGCCGGATAGCGTACCGCATATAGCGGAAATTGCCAGCTACAAGCAGAGCGTAGTCAGAATCAAGGGAACCGTTTTCAGGGAAGAAAACGGGCGAGCCGTTCAGCTCATACACCATTGCTCCGGCAGCGCCGCTTGAATACGCTGTGCGGAAGATGGGCTGTCCTGTGGTGTCAAGCGTGCTGCGCAGACGGGCACGGAGTTCGAGCGCTCCAATGTAATCTGTGACAGGAATGCCTTGTTCTTCAACCTTCGCAATAACGCCGTTCATGCCGTTGATATTGCTGTACAGGTCATTCGTGATAAGCAGGTTGTTTCCTGCGGCAATGGCAGCAGGGACGATACCGGCAGGCCAACTGTCAGGCTTGTTCGTTCCATGGAACACAGCTGCGTCAATGGCTGTGCCAAAGGCTTCAACGATGCGGGGACGGACTTCACCCCAGATGTCATAGTCAGCGTCATCCAACACAGCTTCGGGAATCGGCACGATGACAGCCAATTCTTCAGCGGTGATATAGACGTTATCCCAAGTCATGTTACTATGCGGTTTTAGGCCGGTATCACCACTTACGAAGTTAGCGGTGATGTTTCCAGTCATGACAGGGATTTTGGTTTGTTTCGAAGTCATGTCAGGCATCCGATTGCCCAAACGAAGGGCAACAGATGAAGTAGCAACTTCCTGAAGAATCTGCCTGGAAGTCTGAACAGGGATAAGCGCTTCAGCTCCGGAACGGGTAATCATATTTACAGACATTGTTAGTTCCTCCTAAAATAACAATTTTAATGAGCACGGCCAGCAGCAGCTCTGATGATGTTATTCACCTCAGTGTTGCTGTTGTCAGGTTTAGTACCGTCTGGCTTGCCGCCGCCAAAACCGGCACGGCTTGGTTGTTGTTCGTTGAACAGGTAAGGCGAGGATTTCTTCAAGGCTTCGAGCTGTTCGGCAACTCCGGTCAGCTTGCCGTCTTTTTCCTCAACCTTTGAGGTATCAAGGAGCTTCATCACAACATCAGCGTCACGCACATCGCTGGCTCTGATGATGTCCTTAATCTGGTAGTTGCGTGTTAAAACAGTCATCTTGCCTTGGCTATCAGCCAAATCTTTCTTCAATGTGTCCACTTGCGCTTGCAGACCAGCGGCGTCTTTGCCAGCTTCCTTAGCTTCGTTCAGCTCTTTGGTTAGGTCGGCAATCGTTGTGCGAAGGGTTTTGGCAACGTTCCGTTCCTCATCAAACTTAGCCTTAGGCAACCATGCGCCCTCGGATGTGTCGATAATCGTCAGGTTCGCTACGCCTTTTACGGCTTCTGAAACCTGCGTGAACATTTCCTCTGATAGAAAAGGCTTTAAGTGGTTAATATCCATATGCTGTTGCTCCTTCCTGCGGATTTCTATGCCGGACGCCCCGGCTATGGAAGTCTTGCGTATGTACCTCGCAAGCGGGCGAATATCAAAAAACACGCAGCTTCGTGTTTTGCTTGCGTGTGTTTTGCGTTGGATGCCGTTTTAAGCGTTTTTAAGGCGTTTAATTTTAGGCCAGTAGTTACATTGTTTGTCAAAGAAAAGCTAATTGTCGTATAAATTTCATCCTCAATTGCGGCTTTGATTGCGTTTTAGTTGTTTTGAAGGGATGCTTCAGCTTTCGCACATTGCTGGGCCAGGTTTTCATATGCTTCCGTCACTTTTTTTGACCGTTTTGTAGCTACCACAAAACCCCTGAAAGCAGAGGACTGGCAAGTTTGATAATGTGCGTCCGCAGATTCTACACTGTCGTAGAGCTCCAGCATACTCTTTGCTTCTTCAAGAGATATAAAGACAGTTATTTTTGGCTCATCGAGTTCAACAATTGCATTCTTTTCTATTGGTTCCAAATTCTTCTTGGACATAATTACCTCCTTATCGGTACGTATTCTGGTATTTTGATTGGCTTCATCTTCCTTGCGGCATCGCTAAGCAACGTTCTTCCGCCTTCTCTCCGGTACTTTCTTGGCAGCACGGATTTCGATAGCCTCAAGTGGCTTCGGATAGCGAATTGCCACTTCCGCACATATGCGTATGAGTAACGTTCCACTTCAGGGTCAAGCGCAGCCGCCATCCGGCGTTTCCATTGACGTATTTGCCGTTCCATGTAACGCTGCTTACTGCGTTCCGCATAAGACAAGCTTGGTTCTTCCACCGACCGTGGCGAGCTTCTGGCGGCCTTTGTTACGCCTTCATAATAAGTTGAAATATGGTGCATACATCGAGGGTGGAACACACCTGCGCTTTCTGCATCTGAAAGCGATGGATAACGTGGGTCTGTACCGGACACAGAAATAATTACCAACTCCCAGGCGGCACAAATAGGACATGCACCGTAATGCGAGGAAATAACGGCAAGGTCAAATCCATATTCCTGCATGGTATCCACATAACCAGTCAACGTTGCGTTAGAGATTGCGGTAATTGTCGCCATTTCCGCATAGGTCGCCATTTCCCACGCATTTCCTGCTTTGTCGATAAACGATGTGATGCCACGCTTGGCGAACTGGTCCACAGCTTTGCTTGCGGCTTGGTCAACAGTGATGGTTCCAGTAGCCGCTTGCGCAGCAGCATGACCGATAACATCAGTGTAAATATCACCAGCCTTACGAAGAATAACCCTGTCCGCTTTCGCAAACAGCAACGAGGTTTCGGACAATATTCTTGCGACTTTAGCGGAATTATAATGCGCCGCTGTCATTCCGAGCGGACCAAGCAACTGCGTAATGTCGTCAATTGCTGTAGTTCTGCCTGTGCCAAACCCTAACTTAATGCCTTCCGCAAGCAAGGTACTACGTTCTGCCTGAAGTTTTCTAAGGGCTTCCGAAAGCTGCTGGCGCATGGCAACAGTCTCGGCGTATTTTTTTGTAGCCCATCCAGGCGATGTTATGCCTCGCGCCAGTCTGTCGCTGATTCTTCGGAGCATTTCGGCTTCGGCTTCTTCGTAGATAAGCAATATTTGCTCCGCAAATTCTTCAGCCTGGTTATTAAATATCGCCATCTACATTAACCTTCCCCTCCTGATTCGTAGCTTTCTTCTTCAGGTTCATCCTCCCGCTGAACGTTTGGCGGTACTTTAGGCGGTGTTACGAAATCACCAAGCAAAACATTGGGCGCATCCATGTTCATGCCTTGCTCATCTTTAATTTTCAAAACTTCTTCTTCGACTTGTTTTCCGGACCAGTCAGGATGCAGCATCTTTACCTTAGTTTCGGTTGATACCGCTGCCGCCCGGTTTAGCATCTCGATTGACGCCGCAGTATTCGAAAGGTCATTAGCAGCAGCGTCAGGGAACGATACCCGAACATGGTCATCGTCATCTGTTTCGTTGCCAGGGTATAAATGGGCATCCAGTCTGACAACAGCTGTAAGTAAAGCCTCAAGCGGAGCTTTGAAGTATTTTTCTTTTTTGCCTTTTGTACTGGTAGATTTTTTTTCTCTGATATGCAAAGCTGTACCAGATTGAGCATTGCCGTCAATGTTCAGACCAAAGGTTTGCGGAGAATACCCCGCCATTGACACAATGGATGTAATCAAGTTTTCACATATCACTCGATGCTCGTCTGACCTGATTTCAAACTGCGACGGGGTAATGGCTTGAGAACCCGGCGCTTCGATATTGATGTCCAAAGCAACCAAGGTTTCAACATCTTCGTCAAACTCGTAGGTGTACGAACCTTCTTTGAACAGGTCAGCGTTTTTGCGTCTTAGATATTCAGCGGGCACAATGAGCCTGGATTTTGCAAGCCGAATATCCCGTAGCCAGCTCGTGTACGCTTCATCAAGCGCATCCATCATACCCCTTAGCCCTTCGTAATCGCTTCTGCCATGTTCTGCGCTACGATTTTCCCGGCTCGGCTTCATGTTTGGAATATGAACAGCAAGCATATCACTAACAGGCGGAATGGTTATCGGAATAAGTCCAAGCTCCATAAGCATAGAATCGTCTTGCTGGGAGCCGAGTTTTTCGTTTGAACCGAGGAAAACAGCGTTAAGTATTCTGCCTTCTTCGTACCGTTCGTATAGTCTAAACACCTTTTCATTAACAGTCTTAATCACCGTAAAAAAATGGATGCAGCGGATGGTTCCGAAACGATATTCCGGCAGCGCACTGTCTGCTTGGATGATAACGATGTTTGGGCATTCCAACCTTTCCACGTCCCAAGTCACCTTCAGGTAAACTTCACCGAGTGCTGATGCAGTTTCTGCTGCTTCAGCCAGTTTTGGAAACAACGCTGATTGCGAAAGGATAAAGTCAAGCCGTTTCTGTTTGTCGGAACCGCCTTCGTCATGTTCGTCATCATGACAAGTAATTCTTGGCTCCTCGCCAAACAACAGGTCTGCGCTGGTGGCGGATATGTCCGCTGCAATCGGAACATGGATTTTAGACTTACCGCTTCTTTGCCAAAACGAGTTTGCCAAGGCGGTTGCTTTCAATCTATCTGGATTGCCGGAATAAGAAGCATCATATTTTCTGTAATAATTGGAAATACGGTCTTTGAGTACTTCGAAGGCTTCAAGCGGTGTTAAGAACTCGAATATCTCTTGCATAGCTATTGCTTGCCCCTTTCTGTATTTACAGCTTAAACGGTTGCAGATGCCTGATGTATTCGTTTACAGCGTCTTTCATGCCGATAAATCTTTTCGGTTCTCGCCATATTAGGGTCTGACTTTCGAAAACTTCACGCACTACACATCTGCTTATATCAATACTTCTTTTGTGATTGTGTACATGATGCTCGCATATAATAGCTATTGCTTTTTTCCCGCATTTTCGAAAGTCTTTTACCATTCTTTCAAGTGCGATACGTTGTCCTTGAGGAAGTTCTGTTTCCCCCAATTTTACTTCTCCAATGATATATCCTAAGCCTTTGTACTCAATCAACATGTCTACATCGGTGGGCGAAATTTTGCCAAGTTGCAACCCTTCGAACAAGATGTTTTGTCGCATACGCTCAGGGTGAGCGACTATGCCATTTGAACCGTGCAAATCGCTCACCTGCCTTGCCTTACGGAAAAGTTGCCTATATCACATCATCAACCGCTTGAATCCGTAGAATCCATACTCAGCACTATCAAGAGCGTCAATCGGATAACTACCGTCATCGGTGCGTACCCATTCGCCTTTGGCGTAATCGTCGGTGTTCCAGGTCGCCATCTGGTACGCTTCATGCCATTTCTTCATGTGCGATGCGATTTTGAAACGTCCTTGCGCCAGCAGCATGGAGTTAAACTCAATTCGGGCCAGGATACCATCGCCTTTGTTGAACGCTCGAACGTTAAATCTTCTAAGCCCACGCTCAATCATGTGATTTTCCAGCGCCCTACGAAACAACTTGTTTGCGCTATCCACGTACACGGTGCCAAGCATCGGGTAAACAGTAGCCCAAGGGATAAGCCAGTCAACAACCATTCTGGCGTATGCTGCTTCGTCCATCTTGTCGCTGATTCCCTGTTTATGATACATGCCATCTATCAAGCAAAGTTTCTTAAAGCCCAATGTAACGCCGCATAGTGTAGCAACAGTTGCGTCCGTGCCGCCAACGTCCACACCGACTGCAAGCTCGATAAACCGTTGATTGCGCAGGTCTTCAGCTGATATGGCAGTATCTTCGTAGGTGTAAGATGTGTAAACTCGACCGGATGCGCTTGTGCGCAAGCCGATGATGTCACGCTGATACCAGATGGAGTTTTTGTCGTAAGTTTCAAGCAAGTCTTTAAGCCGCTTATTACTTATGCTTAAATTGTCCAAGACTGTAAAATGAGCATAATTTACTTCGTTGGTTTTTCCTTTTTTGGATTCTTCGATTTGAAAATCAAGGATTTCTTGATAAAACCAATGTGCTGGCGGTTTCGGGTTCAGGTCGAGGAATATTTTTCGGTTACTTGATGCGATAGTTCGAGTGAAGCACTCTTTCACAAACTCATGATGACACTCATTTACTTCTGTGATATAAACAGAACCGTATGAATTGCCTTTAATTTTTGCTGCTGAATACAAGTCAGAACCTCCAGTAATCAGCACTACTTTCTCACCTGTTCCTGTCATTATCCGCAAAGCATCTCGGTCTTCGTATTTCTTGTAAATGCAACGTCCTTTGAAAATGTGCATAAGTCCAAAACCGTTACTGTCGATAATGTTGAGTTTTGCTGCGGATATACTCACTCCCGCAGCTAAGTGCAACTTGTCAGGGTGTTTTTCAAGCGTAACTGCCCAAGCAATTAAGTTCATTATGTTTTTGCCAGCACGCTTACCACCTTCCGCAACATTCAGCCAGCAATCAGTAGACTTAACAATAAAATCGGTTTGTTTCTTTGTAAGCGGTGCGTAATCAATCATTGAATTTCACCGCCAGTTAGTTCTGATAGCGGGTCGAATCCTGCAAAATTTTCTGTGTCGTTTTTGTTTGCGCTTTCAAGAACGTTGTCAATAGTACGTTCTTCACTCGGATTTCGAATCAGGTCAACAATCTCAATCATTTGAGCAAAAGAGTTTGTAGTATCTTCTCCTGCCATGCTACGTAACATCTTGAGTTCCAGTTTTTCTTTCTCAAGACTTATCTCTGCTCTTGCTTTCTCAATTTGCGCTTTTGTTAGTTCATCATCGGTCATTGGTTTATCACGCCATTTTTCTGGTTTTCTGTTTTTTAGATAAAAACAGATAGCTCCAACATCTCCTCGAATGGCTTTATTAAACAATGCGTTTTCTACTGCAAGGTCAGAAAATTCTTTGCCATTTTTTATAGCTTTGTCAATTTCGGGAAACTGGTTTTGCCAAACGCATAAAGTTGAAGGATGAATTCCGACATTTTTCGCAATTTCTTGAGAAGTTAGACCGTTTCTTGCCCAGCCTGTAATCAGAGTAAGTCCATGCGGGGTAATCCAATCTAAATACTTAGGCTTTGGGCCTCTCTTCGCAGGCTGTTTTTTTTTTGCAATTTTTTTGTCAATAGCAGTTTCTGACGCTTTGTTTTTTTTATTCGCAGGAGGTTTTGTGCTAGTCAACTTATCACCTCCATGATTCTCAACAAATAATCAAAAAAACCAATAATAGCTTAACGGCAGAAGTTAGTTAGTAGTTGGTTTTAATTACGTATAAATTTATTATTATTACAACCCCAATATTATATAAGCTTATATATATTATCCAATCAGAGTTTTCTCGGAGCCTCGTTAAAAAACTTATCGTTTACTTCAACCATATCCATAAGGAAGGCAGGAAAATATCCGGCATCATCTTTTGTATGTGCAATAATTGCTGGAATATCCTTGTCAAAACATTTTGAACGATAATA